ATTTCTGTTTCTTCAGGTCAATACGGTTCTTACTATTGCGAAGAGCATGGCTATATTATTGGCATTATGTCTATCATGCCCAAATCTGCTTATCAACAAGGTATTCCAAAAACATATTTAAAAGCTGATCCTTTAGATTTCTTTTGGCCTTCTTTCGCAAATATTGGTGAGCAACCAGTTCAAGTTCAAGAATTATACGCTTATACTGCAAATAAGGAAGATACTTTTGGTTATGTTCCAAGATATGCCGAATACAAATACATGCCTAGTCGTGTTGCTGGTGATTTTAGAACAACTTTAGATTATTGGCATTTAGGAAGAATTTTTGCTTCCGAACCTACACTTTCTAAAGAATTTATAGAATGTATTCCAGAAGATGTAGAACGTGTATTCGCTGTACAAGATGAAACCGACAATCTTTATTGTCATATATACAATAAAATAAAGGCGGTGCGTCCTATGCCAAAATTTGGTACTCCAATGTTCTAATGTCTACTATTTGTATGAATCCTTTTAGATTAACAGAAGATAATGGTGGTTATTTAGTACCATGCGGTAAATGTTACAACTGCAAAAGAAGACGCACTTCTTCATGGTCTGTACGATTAGTAAAAGAAGGAGACCGTTCTTTATCGGCTCATTTTCTTACTCTTACTTACAATACTGAAAATGTTCCATTATCTTCTAATGGATTTATGACTTTAGACAAAACAGATTTACAAAAATTCTTTAAACGCCTTAGAAAATGGCATGGAAAAGATACAACCCCTTTAAAGTATTACGCCGTTGGCGAATATGGTGGAAAGACAAAACGCCCCCACTACCATATTCTTATATTCAACGCTAACCTGGAACATTTTGAACGTTCTTGGTCTATTGATTTAAAACCTTTAGGTCAAATTCATATTGGTACTGTTAGCGAAGCATCTATTGGTTATACTTTAAAATATATTTGTAAAGATTCACAAATACCTATCCATAAAAACGACGATAGGCAAAAAGAATTTGCTCTTATGTCTAAAGGTTTAGGCTCTAATTATTTAACCGAAAAAATGTTAGAATGGCACAAAAACAAACCAGAAGAAAGAATATATGTGCCGTTGAAAGACGGCAAAAAAGCGCCATTACCGCGCTATTACAAACAGAAGATATACGACGAATCCGAGAAGGAGAAAATCAGCTTTCACTGGAAGAAGAAAAGCGATTTATTGAAGGACAAAGAATTAGCCGAACATGGCGACAAACTTCAATCTTTTAAAGAAGAAGTATATTTTAACGGTAATCGTAAAATGAAAAAAATTGATAACTCACAAAAACTTTAAACATGTATTTAATTAAAAACTATCTTAATCGTGATGAGTTTCCTAAAAAATACAAGGCATTTACAATGCCTTCGGAAACTATCCCTGACCAATCATTATCTATGCGTCAAATTCTTGACCGTTATGCTCGTGGTTTACCACTTGATATTAAGACTCCTATATGGGAAGAAGATGACGAATTTAACCCATTACCTGATGTTCGTACTCTTGATTTAACTGAAAAAGCTGAAATGCTCAAAAATGCTTATAGTGAACTCATCGAAATAAAACAACGAATGGCTGAAAAACGCAAAAAGAAGCCTATTGTTGAATCTCCTATTCTACCCCCTACACAACCCTTGGAAAACTAAAACAACGGAAAAAATGCCCCTCCAAATTCATTTGGAAGGGGCTTTTTTACGAAACCAACCGAAGGGCGGTAGTAAAAAAACACAAAAAAGCACTAATACTCCTTGATATATTAGTGCTAAATGACACCAACGATATAAAAAAGCTATGCGGAGCAAAAAGGAGGGAGCGAAGCGGACGACGAAAAGCGAAGCAAAGCGATAAAAATCGTGTGGCATTAAAAAAACCAAATTTATTTGGTGTCAATAAAAATTATTTATAATTTTAAAACACAATAACATATTGTGGAACAATTAACCTTATTTAACCTAACACCTATTAATTACCAGGTAACTTTCTGGGCTTATCCTTTTGACAAAAAAGGAAACTATATTAAAAATAGAATGGATAAATACCAGGAAACAAAAACTGAATTTGAATTAAAACAATTTATTGAAATTCTTCAATCTGTAAATTACCAGGCGATTAAATTTAAACCTTTATAATTATGGATCCTATCACATTATCTGCTATTATTGCTGGTGGTTCTACTTTAGTAAACTCCGCATCTTCTCTATTTACCAATTCTGCAAACAAAAAAAATGCTTTAGAATTTTATAATCGACAGCGTACTGATGCACTTGCAGATTGGAACATGCAAAATCAATACAACTCTCCCAAATCACAAATGGCTCGTTATAAAGAGGCTGGTTTATCTCCTCACCTTATCTACGGCCAACAAACTACAACCCCTTCTGTCCGTTCTTCATCTGCAGACACGCCTAAATATGTTGCCCCTCAAATGGATAACAACTTAATGCAAATTCCTTTGATGAAATTACAAATGGAGAACATGCAAAAACAAGGCAAACTTTTAGATGCTCAAGCCATAAAAACAAACTCTGATACTGACTGGCGAAACCTCAACACCGAGTTTCTTCGTGACACTTACGGTTACAAAATGGAAGGTATGAACGTATCTAATCTTCTTAAAGGTTCTCAATATCGCAAAACCGAAGAAGAAATAACTAAAACCCAAGGCCAAATCCGTTTACAAAAACAACAAGCACAAAATATTATAGCTAATACAAATCTTACTACTGAACGCAAGGCCCAAGTATCACAAATGATACAAAACCTTATTACTCAAAATGCTTTATTAGGCGAAAAAGTAAAGACTGAACAATATCAAAATGAAATACAACAAAAAATTCAATCATTTGGTGTTGTTGGTTCTACTGTTGCTCAATTACTCCGTTTAATCTTTGGTAAATAAATTATATAACCTCTAAAACTAAAAACTATGCGAAGAAGAAGCTATGGACGCAAGTCCTCTAAGCGTGGTAAACGTAGTAAAAAACTACGTACTTACTATGTCTCCCGTGGCGGCACTCGCCTCTAAACATACTGCTCTGCTGGGAAGCAACAGTAACCCGACGCAAAGTACCCTCCCTTAGATGGGAGGGATTTTTAACCCTTTGCAAAGGGAACAAATCCAACATTAAAAAACCTTAAAAATTAAAAAATGAAGAATCTGTTCAATTCTATCCAACTCAGGAAACCAAAAAAAAACGTATTTGATTTATCCCATGATGTAAAAATGTCTGCAAAGATGGGCAATTTATATCCAATATTGGTACAAGAATGTGTACCAGGCGATAAGTTTAATATTTCATGTGAATCTCTTATAAGATTTGCTCCACTTGTATCTCCTGTCATGCACCGTATGGATGTTACTATGCATTACTTCTTTGTTCCCAACCGTATTTTGTGGTCAAATTGGGAAAAATTCATTGTTGATGCTAATACTTCTCATGTACTACCTTATTTATCTTATGGTTCTGGTTCTTTAAATGCTGCACAAAAAAAGTTTCTTGATTATATGGGTGTACCTCCTAATATTGGTGGCGTATCTACAAATATTAATGCTTTACCTCTTGCAGCTTATCAATGTATTTATAATGAATATTATCGTGACCAAAATCTAATCGATCCTATTGATTACCAATTAATTGATGGAGACAATTTAAATGCAAAATTTGTTACCCTTCGCCAACGTGCTTGGGAACATGACTACTTTACTGCTGCTTTACCATTTGCTCAAAAAGGTGCTGCTGTTGATATTCCTCTTGGTACTGTATCAGGCGAAGGAGAAGTATTTGTAAATAATGCTACTTCAGGAACTACTTTAAACGGTACTCCTTATGATATTGATGTACTAAATAATACGTCTTCTATTGGTGTTCCTGATGATGCTTTATTTACTACATTTGATAATGTTGAAGTTGAACCAACAACTATTAACGACTTACGCCGTGCATTTAGATTACAAGAATGGTTGGAAAAAAATGCTCGTGGTGGTACTCGTTACATTGAAAATATTTTAACCCATTTCGGTGTTAAATCTTCCGATAAACGTTTACAACGTCCCGAATATATTACTGGTGTAAAATCTCCAGTCATTATATCTGAAGTATTGAATACTACTGGTACAAGTGGCGAATTACCACAAGGTAACATGGCTGGACATGGCATTTCTGTTTCTTCAGGTCAATACGGTTCTTACTATTGCGAAGAGCATGGCTATATTATTGGCATTATGTCTATCATGCCCAAATCTGCTTATCAACAAGGTATTCCAAAAACATATTTAA